AAATCGCGTATTTTTGCCGCGTGTGGGCGTTGTGGGCGTGCGTTGTGTGTGTGTCCGTTCGCGACGTTTGAACGCAACACGCGCCGCGAAAACGGGCAAATTTGGCGCGTTTTGACGTGTGGCAGGTTTTCGTGTGGGAGGTGTCGCTTTTTTCGTGCATTATTCAAGAAGGGGAGGGGAGGGTACGCGCCGCCACAATGATGTGGTGCAAACGCCACAATTTTTTCTGAAAAATTTTTTTGAAAAATTTCTGAATTACAAAAATATATTAAAGTTTTAGTAATAATATTGCAATTGCTTATTAAATTTATTATATTTGCAAGCTAGTATTTCTTTAGTATGTGGATATAGTGTTAATATATATAGATAATAGATGGCTGATTTTCAAGTTACTGGTCATATAAGTCGCATTCGTAGGAAGAACGGTGTTATATGTGTGTACGTTGATGAGTACATGCGTGGTTTTCGTCGTTCTGATGGTGAGATTGTTCAAGAGAAGCATTTGACGTGGTGTTGTGTGTTTAAGAATGCGTTTAGTAATTTTCTAGATAGGATTGGTATTGGTAGTTTAGTGACGATAAAGGGCGAGATACTGCCTTATGGTCGTAGTATAGATGAAAAGGTTGAGGGATATACGTTATTTGGTCAGGTGATAAATGTTGCGTCATATCCGAAATTTCTTCGTGTTGAGGAAAAGTTAGTTCGTGATTCGTCAAAGGTTGTGGATGTGCAAACGTCTGATTCTGTTGTTAGTGATGAAAGTAGTGATAATGTTAGTCGCAACATTGTTGTTCCTGACATATATGGGTTTAATGAGCCAGATTTTTAGTATTTAATTTAAATAGTGATTACTTTGTGTTATGGTAGAATTAGTTGATAGCGAATTAGATGTTGTTCCCGTTGTAGGGTCTGACAATGATTTATCCAAAGAATTAACGAAGTTACGTCGTTCGAATGTTGCGTTGCGCAATGTGAACAAGGAGCGTGGCAAGCGCATTAGTCATTTGGAGTCAAAGATTGCCGAGTTGCATGATGAAAAGCGTGAAATGGAGTTATACATTGATACGCTTGTTGAACGTGCGAAGCATTTTGAGGAATTGTATGACAATGTTCTTTGTGAGCTAGAAGACGAGCGTAGCAAGACGTTGTGGGTGCGTTTTCGCGAGCGTTTTCTCCCGTACTAGTGTGTGTAGACGTTAGTTTTGTGTTATTTTGATTGATATTTTGTCTGTTGTTTGAATGAATTTTTTCATGTAAATGTAAGATGTTTTGGAAATGGTAGCCCACCCTATTGGTTGTGAAACCGCTGGGGTGGGCGTTTTTAATTAAGGAAAGGGATATATAAACTAAGAAAACACAATCGTATCGCCTTCGACTTCTACTTTTGCGCCTTGCTGTATTGCCTCATTGAACGTAGCGTTTAGTTCTTGCTGTGTTTTATTGAGGTTTGCGTCTTTTATTTGTGCTGCGCGTGCTACAATGCCGTCACCAGTTTGTGCGTGCAATGTGCCATAAACTTTGATGTCTGCCATAGTTCTTTCTTTTGTTTTTGTTGTTAATTATTCGATATAGAACACCATGCTGCCGCTTGCGATGGAGTTAGACGAGCGATAGCACTTGTACTTGCCGATAGTGATTGGCGTTTGCATGGGTACTTCGAAGCCAGATGATGTGACTTTCGTGATAGTAGCATCCGTGCATAGCCAAAGGTATGCCGTTGATGGTGTCGTTGTGGTGTACTTGCTAAATATTGCCGTTCCCGTCTTATGCTGCACGTTTGTAAGCGATTGTATGTCCGTGGTTGTGGAAATCGTGCTTCCGCCGAATCCTGCATAGATTTCGTTCGTGTCCTCGGGCGTTGGTGTCGGCGGTGTTGGTACGGGTGGTGTCGGTGCTTCGTGTGCAATCATTTCCTCTAGCACATGTAGCTTGATAGTGCCCATGATATACGAATTACCTTGCCGTTGTAGCTTTTCCGTTGTCGGTTTGTACGATTCTAGACACGCGCAATGTGCTTCTTTCAGCGTGTAGGTAGAGAAAACGTACACGTCGGAATCGGTAAGGAAAGACACGAACTCGTCATGCTGTTCGCGAACGTCAATACCGCCCTCTGCGTATCTATTTCCAACGATGAAAGTGATTTCGATGTCGGGGTTTTCGCGTATCACCACGGGGTTATTATGTTCATCTAGTGTGGCAATCTGAAAATCCTCCGTCTGATTGTCTATCCAGTGTGCCGTGTAGATGTTCACTGGCTTGCCTCGTTCCTCAAAACCGTCAATTTTCAAGATTCTAACGCCGTCAAAGAGCGTTGTGATGTCTTGATAGTCGTTTATTTCGGAATCTTTGATAAAATACTTGTTTTTTAGTTCCATAATGTGTATAGGTTTTGTTTTATAGTCGTAGTTTCTTGTCAAACACCTTTATATCGTTGGATAGGCAGTATTTTTCTTGAATCACATTCGCCTTTTCGCTATATCTAAATACGCGAATAGTGCTTTCATCATCCACATCATCTAGATGTATGGTGCTATCGTCGAAGAGCATGATGCGGATGTTGTTGTAGCCGCCACAAACAAGATGTATGTTTGACGTGTTGCTAACGTAGATAGTCTGGCATTTGGTTTCTTCCACCTCTATAGTGATTCCCTCGCACCATATAAAGTGCGAAATATCCACTTTTAGCGGCATCACATTCGCATGGTGGTCAACGAACAAGCCATAGGTGTAGCCATGCACGCCGTCGCAGTCATATAGTTCTCGTCCATTGACGTAATCGGCGAACTCTTTTAGAATATACTCCTTGCTTAGTCCTTTGTTCCAATAGCAGTATGATGCAAAGAATGGAATTGATTGCTGTGCGAGGCACAAGGAAACCAATTTCTCCTTGTCCTCGCCAGCGGATTTCCAATAGCCTTTATACTCATCGCATAGGTTGTTAAGCAATGCTTCTTTGTAGAATGAAAACATTTCCTTGTCCATGTCGTATTTTGCTTTTAAACCATTTCACATCGTACCGCCAAGCCATTAGCACTACTCCATCCAATCAAGATGTTCTGTATTGCCGTTTGCACTTGATAGCTATATTGTAGCTGCAAAAGTATTTGTGCTTGCGTGCCAAGTTGTGCGTCATTGTCTGCGGCAACCACTGCGTCGCGAATCTGCGTCAACAAGTCCGTGTGAACGTATTGTTGTTGCGTGTTTGCATTCCAATATGCCTCTAGTGCGCCAGCCTGGTCTTCGGTGATTCCTTGTATTCCTTGTTGTAGTGCCGATAGGTTGCTTTGTGTAGTGCTATTACTACCATAGGCAACGCCAAGTGCATTGTAAAGGTTTCGCAAGTCATCGTTGATAGCTTCGCTAATGCTCTTGTCGCCAATAAGCTGGCGTATGCGCATAAGTTCGCTTTCCGTGATGTCCGTGCCACCTGCGCTATCCTCGCCCGTGATTTGTTCTACCAAGTCCCAAATCGGTTGTAGGCGTTTTGCAACAAGCCTTGATGCCACCGATTTCATAATCATTTGGTCAATCATGTCATCGAACTTGCTACTTAGTGCATCCATGGTGTCCTCACCGCTTCGCCATGCGCCTACCCATGTGCTTACAAAGTCCTCTGCGGCTGATTTGATGTCGCTACCAAGCAATGTAGTGGTAATGCTTTCCGTCAAGTCCTCGATTTCGTTCTTTAGGCTTTGCATCGTTTCCTCGTTTTGCTTAATAGTTTCATCGTCGCGGTCTTTTGAGCGTTTAGAGCGTTCAAGTCGTGTTTGGCGTTCAATCTCCGCAAGTTCTGCTTGCTTGTTGGCAATGGCAAGTTTCCTTGCGCGTAATTCCTCGTTGCCCATGGCTTTGTCAACACTCCTTTCAAGGTCATTGTATGCCATTTGCAACCGCCTTACTTCTTCTTGGCTCTTGATGATTTCCTTGTTGATACGCTTTGTCCTTGCTGCGCCATCACCAAATGCGCTTGCAATGGCATCGCCAAGCCCACCAACGGTCTTTAGAACGCCAGTCACTGCACCAACCACATTGCCACTTTGCAATGACGATACCGTTTGGTTCAAGCCTTCGCCCATTGTGCCCAAGTCATCAATGATTGCGTTTAGCTCATTGCCAAGGTCTACGCCGAACATGTCATGCAACGTGTCACGCAGCTCGCCAAGCGACTGCAGGTTTGCGGCTACGATTTGCACAACTTTTGCGATTCCATTTGCCTGGTCATCGAATATCTTGCGCATGAGGTCGTACTTTTCATTAAGTTCCTCGGCTGCGGCAAGTTCATCCTTTAGCTTTTGTAGCTTTTTTTCTTCT